TGAGTATGGTTCTAAATACACAACCTCATGATAATGATCTTTTATACTAAAACCATTAGTAGCTGCTAATGCAGATGCGGCAAAGAGTACACCGAATATTAAACCTATTATTTTATGTTTTCTCATGTTTTCCTTCAATTTTATATGGGATAGTATCTAATGGATCTACAACATTTGGTGTTGGTATGTTTTGTTTATTTTCTAAATTTTTATAGATACCAACCTTTGAATTCCTTTCCCAACATTCAATAATGTCATCACGAATATATTCTAATGGTGTACCAGTAGGATACTCATGTTGCCAATTGTGTGCCATCTTCATAGCATTTTCACGGATTGTTTGAATCCTACGTTTCTCATAGTATTCTTTTCTTCTAAATTCTATTCGATCCATGAACTTTTTCGAATAGCCTTGATTAAATAAAGCTTTAAGCATTTTGTTTTACCCTCTTTGAATTAGGATGTCTTTTCTTTGTATAAGTACTATGACTCATATCCTTGACAAACCTTGGTTGACCTTTTACCCGTTTCTTGGCAGTAGGTATTATTGATTTTCCCATTTATTTCTCCACTTCTATTTTGTATTCAACCTCAGCTTCTTTAAATAAAGCTTTGGCATCTTTTATTGATTCGTCCCATTCTTTATTGTAATCAGCTGGACGAGTTGCAATAACTCTGTCTATACCAACTTGAATAACACCTTTAGCACATTCATTACAAATAGGCAAACCGTAAACGTATAATGTTGATCCTTTTAAAGAAACACCATTTAAACTAGCATTATATATAGCATTCATCTCTGCATGTACAACTAAATTGTACTTTTTTTCACGATCTTTTAATCGTTGAGGTGTATCTTTAATACTTCTTGGGAAACCATTATATCCTTGTGATAATACTTCACCATTTTGTCCAATCACTACAGCACCAACTTGTGTGCTTGGGTCCTTCGACCATGTAGATATTTCTTTTGCTAAATGGATATATCTATCACCCCATGCCTTACCGTGTAATCTACTCAATTGTAAATCCCTCCCCTATTGTGTCATATCTAGGTGCAACTTTAACTGGCTCATCTCTTACATTTAGAGTTTGGGCCGTATCCTCTACATCATACAGTCTCATCTTAGCCCTGTCAATACCAAGTACAAACTTCTTGTTTCCACCTGTAGGATCATTATACCTATTCTTTAATTGTTTTACCATGATTTGATTCATAGCTTCAAGTTCTTCTGTTGATATAAGTGCAAACATAAGATCTGCCGTAGCCGGTAAACCAAATGATTCACTTGTATCTTCTAGTCCTACATCAGATGATGCAAAACCTGAACGAGTTGTTTGTGTGGCCGTGACAATAGGTAAGTTATACTCTACTGCCAAACCACGCAATTCTTCTGCAATTGCTTTTACCATAATATATGAATTGATTGCACCACCCATAGATTTCATTCTTGATGAGGCACATATATTTAGATAGTCTATACAAATAAGATCAGGAGTGAAGTCACGTTTGATCTGTAATTCTTTTAGCAATGCTCTAAAGTGTATAGAACTTGCAGCTCCTGTAGGATATTCTTTTACAATAAGTTTACCAACACCTTTGTCAGTAAGCTTATGCATCTTCTTATCAAACATATCCTTACTTAGATTCTCTAACTGGTCAATAGGCACATTCATAAGGTTAGCATCAATACGTTCAGCTATTCTTTCTTCTGCCATTTCCATAGTTATATATAACACATTTTTCATTTGTGTTAAAGCACCAGCGGCAACATGACACATAAACAATGACTTACCTACACCTGTACCAGCCAAAGCAACATTAAGAGATTTCTTGACGAGACCACCTTTAGTGATTGTGTTAAACTTTTCTAAGTCAAATGGTAAGTGTTCCTCTTGCCTATGATAGAAATCAAAACGTCCATCAGAGTCATCAACATAATCGTGACCAACCCTCATATCAAAGTTAACACCTAATGCTTCACTCAATACAGATGGCAATGCATTCTTATCTAATGTATCATGCTTACCTTCAATAATATTAATTGAATCCATGATTGCTAAATAGATTGCTCGGTCTTGACACCACTTCTCTGTCTTTTCGATTAACCATTCCTGAGTTTGTTCTGTTTCTTGTTTACTCAATTCAGGTATAAGTGCAAGAGAATCTGATGTGATCTTAGGATTATTCCTTAGTTCTATACTGAGTGCATCAGAACTTGGTAGCTTATTAAACTTATTGACAAATCCAACAATCTCGTTAAATACCGATCTATATGGATCTTCAAAGTATATAGTTTTTAAATGAGGAATAACCGTTCTGGTATAATCCTCATTAAGCATTAAGTTGCGTAAGATTAATGTTTCGATCTGCATTAAATATCCAAGTCCTCAGGGTTATCTTGTTTAATCATTTCAGCATGACCAACTTCATATTTGTTTTTAAGATAATCTTTAAAGTCTGACTTTGCAAAAATGTCTTGCCAAAACTCTGCTTCAAGTGTTTGTGCAATACGAACCTTTTTATCTTCTACTTCTCCAGTAGATCGGTCAACCTTTGAGTACCAACCATTAGATGGTTTAACTACATATCCACCTTCTATTGCTACATCTAATAAACCTGAATACGATTCGATACCACCTTCCCATGTAACATTAATAGGAATCTTAGACTTCTCACGGACAAACCTTGATTTCTCTACATTAATGACAAAGTTATATCCTGTAATTTCTGTTCCCTTCTTTTCCTGCTGGCGGCCAATGATCCAGATATTATCTGAGGAGTAGTAAATACCTGTACCACCTGATACGACCGCCTTCGGAAATAAGCCTATTTCTTGATATGTATGGTTTATTGCTATCAATGGAATATCTCTCATTGTTAGGTAGGGTGTTGTCATTCTAAATAGACCTTTGAGAGCTTTTGCTCTCGACATATCTGCTACTGACTTTTCATTCATAGCATCTTCTAGCTCTTTCTTTGAAGCTAGGTTACCGACAGAGTCAATCATAATAATGACTTTGTCGTCGCGTTCGATATTCTCGAGCTGAGAAATTAGGTCAAACTTCAGCTCTTCTACATTAGTAATGGGACTATGTAGTACGCGGGAAGTATCAATACCGAACGACTTAAAATATTGTTGCGGGCTACCAAACTCTGAATCATAAAACAACAGTACAGCGTCTTCATACTTATCTAAGTAAGCTGCTGCCATTAACAAGCCAAAAGAAGTCTTAAAATGCTTCGATGGTCCAGCTAATACTGTTAAACCAGAACTCAGACCTCCGTCTGGATCACCTGATAGTGCAACGTTAATCATTGGAACAGGTGTAGTCACCATGTCCTTATTACTAAACAACTTGCTTTTGTCAAGTTGGGAAGACTCTTTGATACGAGAGTTCTTCGCTAATTTATCCATTATACCGATAATAGTTCTCCTCTAATAGTTAATTTGATGTGTACATTATATCATGAAATCTGTTAAAAGTACATACTCTTCACCAAATTCTTTTCGTCTGTAAACTTCTGGTGATATATGTACTGAGCTTGTGCCTTCCATTTTTCTCTTTGCAAAATCTTGTGGATCAAGCTTTAACCACTCTTCCGGATACATAACTTTATTCATGCTTACCATATCCATGGTCTCAAGAATTCTTTCAAGCATTTGTGATCTTTCAAAGTGTGTACCCCAAAATGGTTGGTTCTTATAATAACCAGTCTTTGGTAATCTTCTACCTTCAAACTCTATAGGCCAAGGTACAGAATATTCTACTGGTATTGGCAAGCTATCACCAAATCTTTTTAATTTAATCCACATATCTCTTGGATCAATACCTAATCTGCATAAGTGATGTCTTACATCTATATTGCCAAAGCTTAGTGTGATACCTTGTAGGTTATTACATTTAGCCATATGGTCACGAACATATTGGAAGTTAGATTGAATTTGTCCATTGAGTGTAAGACCATTTGTCTTAATGACCATGCTATCATGTGGAGCAAATGCTGCCGTATGAGAATCGCCAATGGTTAACCATGTTGTGTCAAGATCTGTAGATAGTAGTGTTTGTGCATTATCGCATTTAGCTTGAACACGAGCACACCATTCTTTGTCAGTCACATCTTTTCTCTTGGCTAACATATCACCATACCTTGGCATAGGCATATCAAGTGAATAGACTTTATCAGCTAATAAAAAATTATCTACTCTTCGTTTTAATTTATCATCGAATCCACCAAATAGATTTAAACCACCACCAAAGTTTACACCATGGTCTAAGTATAATATCTCCACAGGATCTC